CCTCGCTATTTTGGGGGACAAACGATTACAAGAAACTTGGTTCCATCCTGCCGGAAATGTAATCAAGAAAAGGGGACAAGCAACTGGTTATCCTGGATGCGAGCTACGTTTGGCTGCAATCCGGGTAGAGAACAACTAATTTTATCGCATATCAAGTAAATGGCAGAAGAGCTAAGACCAAAACCTAGTGGTTATAAACCATCAGGGCGTAAATTTAACATGCTTGAGCAGACGCCTGAAGGATTGCTGTTTAGCCATCCAGGTAATGCTGAGTATAGACAATGGTATAATAGAGCTGCTAAATTGTTTGACGCTGAAGGGCATCATGTGGTTGATCTAGCTTACATTGACCAGATGCTGTACAATGCTGGTTTTACTTCTGGTGCTCATGGAACTGTTGATTATAGCGAAGCACGTAACCGTATTATTGAAAAATTAAGGAAACAAGGTGTTGATTTAGGTAACGTCCGTGAAAACATCGTACCACTAAGTCAGCAAAAAACTGTTAAAGGTGTCGAAAAAACAGGTAAAGCACATAAATGGGTTCATGATTTATATAACATGATTCCGGAAGATTCACCTGAAAAACTTAGAACTTTAACAGAAGATCAGTTTGTTGATTACATTGTTGATCGGGCACGTATTCGTAAACAACTTGTTATTGATGCAATGATCCATAAAATGGATGCGTTGTACAAAACATATCCTAAACTAAAAAACGCCCCTATCTCTACAATTGAGTCTTGGATTCGTAAAAACAAGCAAATTTGGGGGCAATTAGGAGACGAATCTTTTAAACAAGCCGTCGGCATTAAACTGCAACAACCTGAAGTCCCTGGTCAACCACGCGGGCGTGTACCGTTTCCACGGTCTGACGTTGAAGAGTTAATGCTTGGTACTAAAAAAGGTTTTATGGCTGCCGATCCTTTAATGCTAGCTACAGCAGGTGCGGCAGACTTAATTCGACGCAATGTGTCCGGAAGTTTAATGGGAGCTGGTTTTGCTTTAGCAAGCCCTGACGTTCAACAGGCTGTAGAATCAGGTGATGCATTTACAACTGTTAAAGAAATCGGTAAAGATGTTTTAATAGGCGCTGGTGTTGAGCAATTAAGTAAAGCTGTTACTACACTTATGCCACAAACTGCTGCTAAAATTGCACCAGTATTAAGTGGTGCTGCTGCGTTAGGTCCGGCTTCTTTTGCCGCAACAATTGGTGGAAGTCAAGATGTTAACATACAAAAACAAAAATTTGAACAGTATGCATCAACCTTACCACCAGAACAAGCAGCTATTATTAGGCAACAGCGGCAGCAATCTCTAGAAGCACAGCAAAAACCTTTAATTGATGGGGATGCTTTGTTAGGCACGGTTAAAGGGTTTGTAAACAGTATAACACAAGGGTTTGAGAAATTTGTCCCTACACAACGACCTAAACCTGCTCAACCTGCAAAACCTTATACTCCGTCTATTGTACCACCAACTACAGATTTTACCTCTAAATCTTCACCAGCTGCGTATACAACTCCTTGGCTTAGTGAATTTTTAAAGGGAATCTAAATAACATATGACAAATACATTAGAACTGTTAAAAACTGACTTTAAGATCTTTCTTCAAGCCTTGTGGTCAGAGTTAGATTTACCGTCTCCAACCCGTGCACAATACGCTATTGCTGACTATTTACAACACGGTCCTAAGCGTCTACAGATCCAGGCTTTCCGAGGAGTTGGTAAGTCTTGGATTACTGGCGCTTTTGTTCTTTGGACACTGTTTAATGACCCAGAAAAGAAGATCATGATTATTTCCGCTTCTAAAGAGCGGGCTGATAACATGTCTATCTTTTTACAGAAACTAATTATTGAAACAGTTTGGTTAAAACACCTTCGACCTAAAAATGACGACGCTCGTTGGAGCCGCATTTCGTTTGATGTTGCCTGCAGTCCTAGTCAAGCTCCTAGTGTTAAGTCTGTGGGTATTACTGGTCAGCTGACCGGTTCTCGCGCAGACTTAATGATCCTAGACGACGTGGAGGTTCCCGGCAACTCAATGACTGAGATGATGAGGGAGAAGCTTCTACAGCTTTGCACAGAAGCTGAGTCTATCCTTACACCAAAAGAGGATAGCCGGATTATGTACCTCGGCACACCCCAGACCACTTTTACCATCTATCGTAAACTTGCAGAACGTAATTACCGCCCCTTTGTTTGGCCTGCTCGTGTTCCTCGCAAGCTTGCTAACTACGAAGGACTCATAGCTCCCCAGCTTCAGGAAGACATCGACATGGGTGCCGATCCGTGGAGCGTAACTGACCCGGATAGATTTAGTCATGAAGA